GATGGCGTTACCGCTTTTGTTGCACTGGCGGTCGACTACGTGTGCGCGGGTGATGACATAATCTACGTCGCGGGGTGTGTCTGCATCTAAAATAATCTGCGCGCCGTTCCAAAAGCTCATGCCGCGAAAGATAGCAGCGATATGCTGCAAGACTTGGTACGCTTGTTCAGCCACTTGTAAGTAAAGGTTGCATGTAAAGCGCGGCTCAGTACCACCCTTGCCATCGCTGACCGGCTCATCACAGATACGCGCGATATGAGCAATGGCGAACTTATGAATCATAAATGGCTTTAAGCGGTCGCCAAGGCCATAACGATCATTGGTGATGAGGTCGTAAAACACCCACGCAGGGTTGTTGGTATACGCAGTTTTAAATTCACCAGTCCAAATACCCGCGCTGGTACGGCTAACAGGGTCATAGTTGACGGGCACTTTGAGATAGCGCCCGTACATATCAACCGTCATTTTAGGTATATTACTAAAAGCGCGGGCGTCAAACGATAGGTATAGTAATGCGGTATGCGGATAGCGTAGCTTTGCATCGATAATCTCAGCGATGCTATCAATCTGCATCTGATTGAACTTGCGCTCATTATCGCCATCAGCAGTGATTTTACGCACACGAATTTGCCAACCTTGCTGTGCTTCTGGCAGTTTTATATTGTGCGTGCGCTGATAGCGCCCCGAAGTTTTGGCTTTGATGCTGGTATCGAGTACTGTCACATAGCCATTGCCATCAGTTTGGATGTCAATTGCATAAGCAACTTTGGTGCCAATAACGTCAAATTTGTCAGTGGTTTCGCTGAGTCGCGCCCAAGACACATTGACGTTGGCGCTAGATAACTGGGTATTGGTAATGGTGCGAATCCACGGCGTACCGCTACGCAATATTGTGCCAATGCCAATCTCACTACTAAGGCTTGGCAGCCCTGCGATGTGTGTCTGGTCAACCGTACCGTTGCGTATTTCCCACTCTACGTTTTCAAAATTTGGTTGCCCATCGCTATCAAGTAATGGCGTACCGTCTAGCATAATACTGGCAGCGCCATTAGCTAGGCCCTTAACTTCGCCTTCAGAGAGTGCGTATAAGATTTTTACTTTGCTGATAGATGCGATATCGTCTTTGGCGATAGAGGGCTGGTGTGGTTTTTCTTGTCCGGCTTTTGCGCCTTTGATTGCTGATAATGACATTACGTATCCTCATTGACGATCATCATGCTAATAACGGCGCCACCCCAGTGGTAGCGCCCGTAACCTACTGCCACGGGATTTCCTTCGGCAACAGTAGTGACGGGGCCGCCAAAGGCGTAGCTTGGTTTGTTGCCATCCGGGTCTTGTGGGGTGATGGTAGGTCGAGGCATGAGTAGTGCTGCTGCGCCGCCTAGCAACATGCCGCCGCCTGCTGCTATAAGTGATGGTTGCCCCAGGAAAAAGCCAGCGCCCACTAGCGCTGCGCCGGCAATCACTTGAATCCAACCCATTGCGTCGCCGCCTGCGCCGGTGATTTTAGGTACGATACGAATGACTTTTGCGCCCGTTTTCATCTCAACTTCATTGGTGCCAATGTTGTTATCATCATTAAATACGGCGAAAAAAAGACCGCTCTCGTGGGCGGTCATCATAAATCTTCTAAAGCCATCGACTTGATAGCTCAGCGCCTCGCACGCTTCGCGGGGCGACGCCACATCAAACTCAAATGACTTGCCAAATTTTTCGGCTAAGATGCCGTGTAGCTCGATGCGTCGAAGCATGATTACCTCACATTAATGATTTGTGGCGCACGATGATCGCGCTGCGCTCTTGCCAAACATTGCCGTAAATCTCACGGCGCGAGCGGCGACGGTAGGGGTGATGCAATACCAAGTGATCGCCAATCACTGCCTCTGACTTCTCTGAGGTTAGTTGCCCGTCATCACCAAGATAAATGAGTGCATGATTGACATGCGCGGTTGGTTGCACACGGCATAAGATGACATCGTGGCGCTGCAAGTCATCGACTTTAACGAACCCTTGTGACGCAAAGTTATTCACGTAAAGGTCTGCGTTAGCGGCGTCTTCCCACCATCGGTCAGTCCGCTCAAAGTTATCTATCTCAATATCCAGCTCACGGGCATAGTAATCACGCACGATACTAAAGCAGTCCAGTACGCCGTGGATATACTCACGATTAATCAATGGTGCGCTATATGGTTTGGCCTTATGGACTTTGATGTCTACTTCAGGGTAGCTGGCAATCACCCATGGCAGCCCGTGCAGTGGCATCTGCAAAAGGTCAAACGTACTGGGTTTGGTTGAGCCGTCAGGATGGCTATGTACAATCGCTTCTATTTTACCGAACGCCTCAGCGGCGACGATATCGCGCGGACTGATAACAAACTCATTGTCACTATCAGCAATATTTTCGCATTCGATATAGGTGCGATTAACAATCACACCACAAGATTCTCTGGGATAACAAGCGGCAGCATGATTGATTATGGCTTCGCGTGCTTCTTTTAAAATATACATATTTATTCCTTATCTCCGACCTAGCATCGATGCGGCTGGGAATCCACCAAACGAGAGTGGCTCATGCTCGCCAAATCGCAGCTTGCAATCGCTGAGACAACCGCCGCATTTATCTAGCGCGGGATTATCGGTTGGTTTGCCATCCTCAGTAAACATGGCGGCACCTGTGTAGCCGCATGATTCGCCGCGATACTTACCTTTAACCGCCCAGTCGCAATACTTAGTGATCGTGCGACTAGGCATCATCTTGCGCTGAGCGGTGAGCGGCGTTGATAACTCAAACGCCACTGAGCTGTCTTGGTCGCTTAGCGATTCGTGGGTCTTTTGATTGATGGTCCAGTACTGATCAGTATATTGCTGACTATCAGCTGTTGGGTTACCTGCGCCGAAGTTTGCGGCGTCGAGATATTTTGCTAGGACATGGATGACGCGGAGCTCTGCGCCAACAAAGTCACTGTAAAATGCACATAAAGCAGTGACTGCGCCATTGATGCCATCGATGTTATTCCCAATAACAAGCGTTGGTGTAGATGGACTGCCATCGCCGCGAATCTCAAGCCCGTCGGTTTGGATGGCGACCGGAGTGTATTTTTGACCTTGCCAAATGATGTTTCTAAAAAAATCAGTATCTGTAGGACTTTGCGTATAATCTGTACCAGCCAAGACTGTGGTGTCTCCCGCTAGTGTTTCAGTACTACCGGCCCACTCAAATAACTTGCGCCAGTCTTCAAAACTCACATGGCCATGCCATCGCAATATGCCGCCGCCTTGCTTGGTGGCATCTAATTCATATAGTGTGACAAGCCCTGTAACCGATAGCTTTTGTAGGTCTGAATTGAGCATGTTATACCTCTGTTTGTTAGAGCGTCAGCGCTTGCGCCCACATAGCATCTAATTGCTCATCATTTAATCCGAGCAAATTACTTATGTAAGCAACGCTTTCGCTCTCTCTTACAAAGCTAGTCGCCTCCTTATACTCAACTTCGATGCGGGCTTTTAGCGCCTCGTCTTCGATGCCTGCGATAGCTGTCTCAATAGCTGTAAGCAAGTCGTTTTCGATCAAGACCAGTTTAAACTGTCTGCGAGTTAAAGCTCGTAGTTTCTTGCTTGTATCATCAGCTAGCCCTAACGCAGCTTTTTGCTCACTTCCCCATTGCCTGCAATCCTCAATATAATCAGCATAGACAGCAAAAGATGGTGATGATGAGTTTCGTATTTCTTTGAGTTCGTCAGACAAGCTGTAGCGTTCGGCAATCTTTGCTTTGACGCGCTCATCGATGAGCTGTACGTGCGTTGACTGTGATTTAATCAGCTCTCGCAGATCGTCAGTCATTACTACTGTTTGTACTGTATCTGCAATTTCATCCGGCTGATTGATGGGCAAGTCCGCATCATCAGGCACGCTAACATACGTCACCCCATCGATTGTACATAACTCCACTGATCCCTCCGGAGCGTCCAACTGCTTGGTGGTGTCTTTGGTGATAAATTTTTGGTAGCTCACAATATAAGCCATGGTTTTGTTGCTCCGTATAATTTAGTAGATGTTGCAGTGAATGGGTTTTTGAGGCGTGCGAAAGATGAGATACAACAGATTCCAGTTTATTGGTCCTTACAGCCTTTCTAGTCTTGTATAAGCTGTGCTTCCTAATAAACCTGCCGCTGCGCCAGGTTCTATAGCCACAGAAATTAACGCCGCGTTTGGTATTGGCGATCGTTGATCGTGATAGGGTCAATTTGAGCTCATGTTCTACAAAATCTGTCAGCAATTCTCTGTACTTCAGTGCTTGCGCGCGGGTCAAGCCAAACAATAAGAAGTCATCAACGTAACGGCAGTACCCAGCTGCTGGCTTCAACACTCGTGTGGCGTAGTGGTCTACAGGATTCATGTATATCAACGCAAACATTTGCGAGAGTAGGTTGCCAATTGGTATGCCTTTGGGTTCGGGATAGTCCGCAAACAACATCATCAAATCGACCAATCGCTTATCCTTAATCTTCCTCTCTAACAATTTTCTGAGAGTCGGTCTGTCTATGCTGTAAAAGAACTTCTTTATGTCTAATTGTAGCGTGTAGGTATTGGGGCCAGCTCTTCTGAGCGCCTCTTGCGTATAGTCGGCAGCCTTGTGGGTGCCAAGCCCAACACGGCAAGCAAATGACTGATCAATAAACGTCTTTTCAAATATCGGCATAAGCTTTAGGTATATTGCATATTGCACAACACAATCTCTAAATGCTGGGGCATATATCTCCCGCTTCTTTGGCTCATGTACCACAAATCTAAAATAGGGTCTTGGTTTATAGGAGTTGTTTGCCAACTCTTCTTGTAATTCGTTTAGCTCGCGGCCTAGGCTCTTTTCAAACTGAAAACACCCACCTCGACCACCTTTGCTTTTCTTTGCGCCCAAATAGCCGTCCCATAATGATTCGGCTGAGACTACGGATTCGTATAAATTACCAACCCTTTTCATAACAATCCTTAAAAAAGAACCCGTCTGACTTTCGCTTGCGCTACTAGAAAGACGGGTTTAAACCGATTTCGCTTAAAGCAGGAAAACGTCTCCCTTGGCACCAGTCGGCAGCTTGCCGATTTAGGTGATGCCGAGTCCGCCCGGACACCGATGTTGTTGTTGCTGTTCGTCCGAGAATTGTTGCAATTGACCGTCCAGACACCAGCATTCGTGCTGTTGTTCCAGTTGCCGCCCACAATCGGGCACATATTAAGACGCCTCCCTTTTTTGGAGCACCTTATTGTTTTAGTGATTTAATCCAACCGCCGATTATCTTACCGATCTCATCGATACTTGCTGATATCACAAGATAACGTTTGGCATTTAATTTTTGCACAGACACCTTTTCGGTTTTTGGATGACCGAAATAGGACAGCTCGAACGCAAGCCTAACTTGCATTCTGAGCTGCTCATGCTTGATGTCTAGATTGGTAAGCGTCGTTTTCTTGTGATAACGCTTTTGTGCTTCGACGATGTAGTCATACATCTCGTAAGCGGTTTGTCTTATTTTAAGCGCCAAGCCATGCTTCTCATGGCTTGGGAAATGATTAAGATAGATATTTAAAAGCTTCATTGTTTGAATGAACTTCTTATCTAAATTTGACTCGCTGTCTACTGCCAACTCAAACTCCTTCGCTATCGCTCAGTCAAACAGGGTACAAGGCCGCCCGGACACCGAAGTAGACGTTGCCGTCCGCCCGAGAAATGTTGCAATAGACCGCCCAGACACCAGCAAGCGTGCTGTTGGCCCAGCTGCCGCCCACAAGCGGGCACAGGTGCTCAATTCGGTTGTCATAAAAACGGTCATTGCCGAATATATTGGTGCCATCTGAGCCGCCAAGTTGCGGTATGCCTGCGCATGATGCCGACCAAGCCAGACCGCTGTTAGCGCTTGAGAATACCTGTTTGGTTGTCGAGCCGATTGCAAAGTTTCTAGAGACGCCAGATAGTTCGCCATAAGTTGCGCCTAATGAGTCGTAGCTCTTGGTCATTGCCGCAGCGCCCCAGGCATCGGTCGCAAGCGTTACTCCGCTGGTAAGTGCTGACGCTTTAACACTGGTTTTTAATATGTAAAAATTACCATCCGTTTGCGTGAGTCCGAGTGCTACTTCATTCATATTGCCGTTCAGATCCGCAACGCCGCTGTGTTGGCCATTGTGTGTTGTCTTAGCGGATGATTTTGCTGACCCTGTTTTGCCCGCTGTTAAGTAGCCGGTCTCTTCATAGATAACGGTTGTGTCGTTTGCGTCGCGCAGTGCGTTGTTATTGCAGCCTTTAGGGTAATTTGTTACACCTGATGCATCGTACCAAGCGCATGCCGCCGTGCTCGTTGCTGATTGCGCATGAGCCATACTAAGCACTGACAATGCGCGCTGGATAAAGATGGTCGTTGGAAAGAAGCTTGCGCCACGGGTTTTGACAGCATCAATCGACCCGGCTAAGTTATTAGCGGGTGAGCCAGTTAGTGCGCTGAACGGGGAGTTAGCGGCGGCGGATGATAATGGGATGCCATTTTTGATAGAGCTTGCTTTGCCTGCGTTGTTACTCGCTTGATACTTATCAACAAAGAAGCCGTCTTTTAATTTGCCATCGTCATAAAAAGCGCGATGAATTGCGTAACCTGCACTTTGTGCTGCTGCGATGCTTGCAAATGCCTGTTTTGACTTAACATCGCATGAATTAAGACCGTGAGTTGCGTAACTAGGATTGCTTGCATGTCCCCAGCGGTAATAGAACATGGGGACATAGCACATCACCGAGCCATCGCTATATTGATAGTTGCCATAATTACTATGACCCTTGATGCGCGTGCCTTCCATTTCTGACATGCCAGGCGGTAGGTTAGTTGTAATGCCAATACCAAATGATATCGATCCCGCAACGCCAATATCCTCAAATGTCGGAATGACTGTATCGGTAAACAGCTTTTGTGATATCGCTGTCGTTGTCGATTGTCCAAGCTCAGAGGTCACTTTAGGTATCAAGGCTTTGACGTCTGTAAATTCAGCTGCTACCGCATCAAAATTGTCGTTAACCTTGCCATTACTGGTCCGTGCACTGTCACCGCCGATGCCGTTAGGCAGAGCGCCAAGGTTTATTTTTTGTATTTGCATACCAATCCTTAAGTATTATTAAACTGCTCAAAGTTGAGCGTGATTTGCCAATGATCACCTTTGCGCTGCGGTATCGATACACCGGCGCAGGTATATTGTTTGGTGTTGCCGTGCGGGTCGGTCCATAAGAAAGGCTTGGCGCCTGCGTGCTCATCGATAAACGCCTCGATGGGTTTGATAACGCTATCCAGCGCGCCCGTCTTAGTGCCTGACCAGTTTTTGGTTGTGTTATTAATGCCAATAGATGAAAGCTGGGCATAGCCATCGCCAAACTGTGTTTTGTTCACGCGATATTGCTTATCCGCAGTGGCGCCCATATCCATCTGCCAGTTGAATGTTTTTATCATATGTTTGCCCATTAAAAAGCCCACTAAGTAGTGGGCTTTTGGTTGATTGGTTGAATTAGAGCGTAGGGAGTAGCTGAAAGTTGCCATTAGTGTCCGCACGTATGCGATATCTTTTATCGTCACCTTTGCTTAAGGTAACTTCTACAGCGTCACTTACTGAAGGGCATAACCCGCCACGCGTATCAAATGACAAGATATGACGACCGCTTGGTACATTTAGCTTCACCGAGTCAGAAGGTTTAAGGCTTGCGACAACTTTATCGTCGATAGATAGTTTAGCAGCGCAAGCCGCGCCCACGATGCCGCTATCGCGAGTGACTGTAATCAAGGCGCTATCAGCAGTTGCTGTGCCATACAAGGTCGGGCTCACAG